ATTCCACCGTTGACTTTGCCTTCACATTTCCATATTTAAAGTCTACGGATATTAAGGTAAGCCTTGATGAAGTAGTGCAAACCCTTACAACTCATTACACTTTACATAATGCAACAACTATAAGATTTGGATCTGCTCCTGGTACAGGAGTTAAAATTAAAATCTATAGAGATACAGCTTCTGCTGAATTAGCTGCCACCTTCTACCCTGGTTCAGCTATTAGATCAAGTGATTTAAATGATAACTATACGCAGAATTTATACGTTACTCAAGAAGCGGAAAATGACGCTACTACTGCTCTCGATAACTCTAGGGTTCTTGAAAGTGGGACTTATACTTCTGCTATTTCAAAAGCTACAACTGCTTTAAGCAACTCAACAACTGCAGTTAGTACTGCTAATACAGCTTCTACAAATGCGTCAACTGCTTTAAGTAACTCAACAACTGCAGTTAGTACAGCTAACACAGCTTCTACAAATGCTACAAATGCTGTTAATACAGCCAATGCAGCTAGCGCAGCTGTTGGAGATAAGATAGACCAAGATGGTAGTGTAGCTATGGAAGCTAACCTAGCTATGGGGTCTAATAGGATTACTGGTGTAACTGATCCTAGTGGAGCACAAGATGCTGCTACAAAGAACTATGTAGATACTAACTTCTATACTAAAACTGATGCTGATTCTAGGTACTACAATTTAGCTAGTGCTGAAGAAATTCAATCTGGTGAAACCTGGTCTGCAGCTGATAACCTTGTTGCTACCACTGCAGCTATTGATGCACGTATAACTGATTTAGTTGATGATGTTGGCGGATTCGTTCCTATAGCAAATGAAACTTCCTTTCCGAATGCTAATCCTGATGTCAATAATGGTGCTGGAACTCTTGTTAGTATTAAAGCCCTCGCTAGTGATCTCACCTCAAATGGGAGTGGGGTAGCTACTATTTCTAATGGTAACGTAGCAAATGATGCTACTATTACTATTAATGGTTTAGCTAATAGTACTACATATGCTGCAACATTTGGTATGATCGTAGAGACAACTACTACGTTACATACTTATACATTCCATAGACAGACACCTAAAGCTACTGAAGTTACTACGGTTGCTGGTTCTATAAGTAATGTTAATACAGTGGCAGGTAGTATTGCTAATGTAAATACAGCTGCATCTAACGTTACTAATATTAATGCATATGGTAGCCAGTATCAGATAGCAAGTTCAGCTCCATCTACGGATGGTGGAGGAGCTTCACTAGCTGCTGGTGACTTATATTATGATACTTCTCTTAACTCTCTTAGAGTTTATACTGGTAGTGCATGGGTAGCTGCTGGATCTGGTAGTGTAGTAGAAACTACTGGTAGTACTATGACTGGTGATCTGGTCATGGATAACCAGGCTGATGTCAGGTTTGAAGAAGCTACAGCTAATGGATCACATTATGCAGCTATACAAGCTCCAGCTTCGTTAGCAGCTAGTTATACACTAACTCTACCAGTAGATGACGGTACTACTAATCAAGTATTATCCACAAATGGTAGTGGTGTTCTTTCTTGGGTTGATTCTAGCGCTGGTGCTACAGGTGCTGGTACAGATGAAGTCTTTGTAGAAAACGATCAAACAGTAACAGGTAGTTACAGCCTGGGTACTAATAAAAATGCCCATTTAGTTGGACCGGTATCACTTAACAGTGGTGTCGTTGTAACAGTCCCTGCAAATGCAACTCTTTTAATACATTAAATCATGGCTTACGGAAAAGTTAAAGCGGATACGCTTGTATATGACAATAGCGGTTCAGACGTTGAAATAAACGTAAACGCTCTAGCACCTAAGGCTGCACCTGCATTTACAGGAACAGCAACTGGTGTAAACTTGACACTTAGCGGTGACTTAACCGTTAATGGTACAACAACAACAGTCAGTTCAACAACTCTAACTGTTGCTGATAAAAATATAGAAATAGCTAAAGGCGTTGGTAATGACGCAGCTGTTGATGGTGCTGGTATTACAGTAGACTCAACTCAAGGAGATAAAACTTGGAACTGGGTTGATGCAACAGATTCTTGGACTAGCTCTGAAAACATTGAAGCTGCTTCTGGTAAACAGTATAGAATTAATGGTAATAACGTTTTAAGTCAGACAACTCTAGGTTCTACTGTTTTAGCTAGTTCACTAACTTCCACTGGTACACTGGCTGATTTAACTGCTACAAACCCAGATTTCACTGGTAGACTAAGTGAAGCAGTTACAGTAACAGCAGGTAAGCTGAGTGATAATACAAACTTAGATCTTGAAAATGGTAACGTATTCCTATTTACCACAGCAGAAAGTACTACTTCAACACCTAATCTTCGTTATAATAGCTCCACAGCTCTAAATACTAAAATGGGTGTAGGGGATGCTATTGCAGTAACAATTATTACAACTGCTAATGCTTCTGCGTACTCAGCTCAATTAACAATTGATGGTTCAGCTGTTACAGAGAATTGGGTTGGAGGCAGCGCACCAGATGGTGGTGGCAGTTCAGGTGTAGATATCCATGCTTATACCATCATTAAAACAGCAAGTGCAACTTTCACTGTAATTGCAAATCACCAGAAAACTAGCTAATCATGTATTATCCTGATAGAATCAAACAGGCTCCCATGACAGGATTAGCAGGATTCGGAGGGGGAGCATCAGGTTTAGGAACAGCAGGTGCTGCAGTTCTTCCGTTTATTAATGGAGGAGACCGTGGCATCTGGGCTGGTGGTACACCTAGTGGTTATTATTGGAATGTTATAGGTTATAGAGATATTACTAGTACAGGTAATGCTTCAGAATTTGGAGAAATGACAAGTGCTAGAGGTTACCATGATGGCTGTTCTAGTGGTACTAGAGGTTGCTGGGCTGGAGGCTATTCTGGCAGTTATGTTGTTAATATTGATTATATAACCATTTCTAGTACAGGTAATGCTGGTGATTTTGGAGATTTAACTTCAGCTAGATCTAGTCTTATGTCTACCTCTAGTGATGTACGTGGTCTATGGCTTGGTGGTGATAGTAATGTTATAGATTATGTTACTCTTGCATCAACAGGTAATGCCACAGACTTTGGAGATACAAGCTCTAATGCTACTAATGGTGGTGCTTGTTCAAACGGTGTCATAGCTTTATTACACGTTGGTGCTCCTGGCGGTACACCTTCAAACGTTCTTGAATATGTAACCATCGCTACGACAGGTAATATGACAGATTTCGGTGATCTATCTTCCAATCTGGGTAGCCAAGATAATACAGATTGTATTGGAAATAATGTTTATGGTTTAATTTGGAGTGGTACTAATTCTAGTGGTAAGATTGGTGCAATAGATCGTATATCACTTGCAAGTACTGGTAACGCTTCAGACTTTGGTGATATGTCAGTAGCTACTCACGGAGGTAGAGGCTGCACTAACGGCACTAGAGCTATTTATGCCGGAGGCTGGGCTTCTTCTATACATAATGTTATGCAATATGTAGAGATGGATACACCAGGCAACGCTTCAGATTTTGGTGATTTAACACATAACCAACATGGTCCCGCTAGTTGTTCAGGTGCTCCATCATGAATCATTTTATTAAACAAAGCCCTATAACAGGGTTAGCAGGATTCGGAGGCGGTGCTTCTGGATTAGGTGTAGCTGGTGGAGGCGTTTCAGCAGTATTCGCTGGCGGAGATCGTGGTCTAGCAGCAGGTGGTAGATGGGACGATGGTGGATCAGCTGCAAATAATATAATTGATTATTTTGATATCACGTCTACAAGTAATTCTAGTGATTTTGGTGATTTAACTCAACGTCGAGAAGGCGCTGCTGGTAATATAACAAATGGTAGTAGATGTTGCTTCGCAGGCGGTTGGAGCTATTCAGATAGCGCTGATTACGATATTATTGATTATGTAACATCTTCTAGTACTGGAAATGCTAGTGATTTTGGAGATTTAACCCAGGACCAGGATGGTCTTACAGGCTGTGCTGATGCAAATATAGGCAGAGGGTTTATTGGACCGAGTTATGTTGATCAAGATCAATTAGAGTATATAACAATTAGTACTACTGGTAATTCATCAGATTTTGGTACTTTAACTGTAAACGCTTATGCAAGAGCAGCAACATCAGATGGCATCTACGGTTGGTGGCATGGTGGCGGACCGAATAGCGCAGGGACTAATGTTATTGAATATATTGTCACAGCTACTTTAGGGAATGGGGTTGACTGGGGTGACCTACACAGAGGTTATTTTGCCTATAGTTGTACTTGTTCGGTAGATGCTGCCAGAGTTGTTCAACTCGGCGGTTATCACGGCAGCCCTAATACTTATGCCGACTGGATTTATTATTATACGACTACTAGTGCCGGAAATGCTTCAGACTTTGGAGATTTAACAGTTGGCAGGAGTGGTATTGCAACTACAGGTAATGGCACCCGTGCTGTTGCAGAAGGCGGCTTTCAATCAGGAGGACCACATACAAATATAATTGATTATATAACTATAGCATCTACTGGTAATGCCACAGACTTTGGAGATTTATCCTTAAATAGTTCTTGGCGTATACCAAATTCAGGAGCTGCATCATGAACTATTATATTAAACAATCTCCCATTACCGGACTAGCTGGTTTTGGTGGAGGTGCTTCTGGACTTGTAGTTAGCGGTAAAGCTGGAATATGGTATGGAGGTAGAGGAATTTGTGCTGGAGGTGAGAATGGTGGTAATAGAGATGTTATAGATTATGTAACTATTGCTTCTACAGGAAATGCTACTGATTTCGGAGATTTAACCGTAAATCGTGCTGCAGTATCAGGTAGCTCTAATGGTGCAAGAGGTGTATGTGGTGGTGGAGAAAGTGGTGGTAGAAGAAATGAAATTGATTATATTACCATTGGTTCTACTGGTAATGCTACAGATTTTGGAGATTTAACAGTATCTAGAAGTTGGGCGGGTTGTGCCTCTGATGGTACCAAAGCTGTATGGTCTGGTGGTAATGATGGTAGTGACGTTAATGTTATGGATTACATTACCATAATTACCACAGGCAATGCTTCAGATTTTGGCGATCAAAGTGTTACAAGACGTGAAGCATCAGGTTTATCAAATGGTGTTCGAGGTGTTTATGGAGGAGGTTATACTGGAAGTGAATCAAATGTTATTGATTATGTAACTATATCGTCTACTAGTAACGCTTCAGATTTCGGTGATTTAACACAAGCTCGTAGGCATCCAGCATCTTGCGATGGTAATGACAGAGGTGTATTCGGTGGAGGTGGTAATACATATAATATTATAGATTATATAACTATTTCTAGTACAGGAAATGCCACTGATTTTGGTGATTTAACAAGTAGCCGTGGTTATGCTTCTGGAGCTTCCAATGGAACAAGAGGTATATTCATGGGAGGAAATTCTGTAACAATAGATTATGTAACTATAGCATCTACTGGTAATGCTACAGATTTTGGAGACTTAACTGTATCACGTGCTGGTATGGCTGGATTCTCGGGGGATTAATCAATGAGTATACAAAAACATGATGATCGACTTTTAGATCTAGTACACTGTGGTAAACGTCCTGGTTATAAATTTCTATTAGTTGATCCTGGAGATCCAAATCCAGTCAGAATACCTCTTTCGGTATTTAAAATAAAAGGTGAATCTACTTTAAATATAGGTATAACAGCTCAATCACTTATTTCTATTAACCAGCCTTTTTTTCATTATGGTACTGGGACATTAACAGAAAATCGTAAAGATTATGAAGCTATAGATTTAAATAAATTGGTTATACCAAATTCTGTAACAAAAGGAAATGATGGATATTATTCAGTAGATTACAGTAAATTAGATTATACATTTCAACAATTTAAAAGCACTTTAGTTTCAACTTTATGTCTACCCAATTAATAAAAGAGGAAACCGTTGGATTTATCCTCCCAACTAACAACATCAATGCTAAGGCAGTTGAGAAAGTAAATAGATTCTTACCTGAGTTAGATGAAAAAACCAAAGCCTTTGACCGAAAGAATAGTCAGACAACATTAGCTTTAATGACTCTGACTATGATGTGTGGTCATAGTCCTTATCGTATGATGAGGCAAATTATGGCAGAGGTTGAAAAGCGTAAACTAGCTTTATCTGAAGCTCAGGTAAATTATGCTAAACAACAAAGAAAGATAGATAAACTACAAGACGCTGAAGACCCTGTTAAACAAGCAGAGTATAGAAGCGCTTGTGTCAATCTAACTACCATGGAAAATAAAGTCAACGGTTCTTTTAAAGATATTGCTACGTTGATAGATGCTTATAATGGTATCAAAGAAAGAAATGGTATAACAGACTGGGATGAACAAGCTTTTGAAGAGGAAGAAAAGAAACACCATGTAAGACGTGCATTTGAATTGATGTATCGTAATATACTGGATGGCAGTAGAGCTAGTACTTCTACTATTGAATACTGCCAACAGTTTGGTATCCATCCTCAAGTATGCCTAGCTGAAACAGCTGCATATGTAGAAGCTGCAGCACAGTTAATTAAAACTGGTGCTAAACCTCACGCCAATGATCTAGAAGAATTCTTAGATAGAATGTCTGATAAGTACTATAAAAATGTTGATGGTACTGCAGAAAGGTTATTTGGTAAGTCTGATTTTACTGTTACTGATTATATGTATAAAACAGTTACTAAATAGTGGACCCATTAAAGCCTGCGATAGACCTACCTGGTCCTATTATACCAGATCCAATACCTCTACCCCGTCCGATATTGGATTTACCCAAGGCGGATTTACCCACATATAAACCGATGTTGGTACCAGCGAAGGCGTTAACAACTCCTCCTGGTACTACATCAGAAGAAGAAGATAAGGAAGCGGAAAGACCACAACCGAAGCAGGTTGACATTCCTTTTACTAACTATCGGATGCCAGTTCCTGAAGGCGAGATAATGGTAACAGCAGCAACAACAGCTGCTATTTCAGTAGCTGCTACGCTGACTGCTACCAGTCTCTTTAAACAATGCGTTAAGGTATTTAAACCTATCATAATGCAACTGGCCAAACGTATCCAAAAGAAATTCACCAAAAATGGAGACACAGGAAAAGAAGAAGAATCTTCTAAGTAAGTTGAAGGATGGGATTGAGGATCAAGAGCAACAGATACAAGTACTAGGAACCTTTGTGAGACTAGGTGTTGTTGTCTGGGCTGGATTTATTATAACCTTGAATTACGTTGAACTACCCATGATTAAGAAAGGACAATCTGGGGATATCACGTTCGTGGCTTCGGTATTTACTGGAGCATTAGCGACCTTTGGCTTGTCTACATCTAATAATAAAGGGAAAAATGTTCCCGTCAATTGTCCAATGGTAAACCAACCTAAAAAGAAAGAAGAATGAAAACCTTATGGCTATCACTCTTTTTACTGCTTTCACCCTCGGTAGCAAGAGCAAACCAAGTAACACCCGCCTTCACCCAGGGCTCAATGAACGCCACAACAACTACAACTCAAGTCGTCAACGAAGTAATCAACCAAAAAGTTTATGGCGGCGAATTAAACAGTTGGACTGGTACCAACGTAACCCCTTCAGGGGATATAACGGCATCAGACACAACATTCAGCGTAACAACCGCTGGGGAGGATTTTCAACTAGAAATAGTAACCAGACCTCCAGACGCAACGACTGGTTTAGTCCTGTTAGAAACAATAGACATAGACAGAGACATAACCACCAATGCTACTACTACATCCTTATCTATCTTCTCGCAATAGGTTTACCTGTTCGAGCAGAAGGAGATGAGATCAATAATACTGCTGCTCCAGCGTCCACTGCCACAGGCAATGTAACCAATCAAGCTGTGCAGTTTCAGAACAATGGAGCACCATCTAGGCAGCAAATGGGAGCGGGTATAGTCTGTAATGGACCTACAATGACCTTCTCCCCTTTCTGGCTTGCTAGTGAGAATAAACCTTACGATCCTGAGAGCTATTCTAGAGGATGGAACTATGGAGGTCAACTGAACTTCATGGTACCTCTAGATGGTTCCATAACTGAAAGGTGTAAATCAATAGCTAAACGACAAGAAGAAAAAATGCGAGTGTCCTACGAGCTATCTAGGATGGTCAGATGTACTGAACTTATGAAGAAAGGTTTTACCATTCGAGAAGGTTCAACATTTGAACACCTATGTAGTGATGTAGTACCCATCGTACTCCAACCAATCAAAGTGAAACCCAATGCTACTACTAATTAAGCCTATCCTATTCACCTTTATAAGTTCTAAGTCAGTTAAACAACTGGTAGTAGATCTTCTAGAGGCTTATGCCAAGTCTACCGACAACACCATCGATGATGCTGCAGTAGCACTTGTTAAAAAGAATTTATTCCCTGGAGATAATGGCTAAAAAAGCTACTGAAGAAAACTTCAATGAGCTTCATAACCTCGTCACTAAAGAGTTCCTGAAAAGGATCAAAAGTGGCGAGGCTTCCGCCCATGAACTAAAAGCCGCTTGTGACTGGCTAAAAACAAATGATGTCACTGGAGTTGATTACGATGGAAGTCCATTGGATAAACTCAACAAACTAATGCCAACAGTCAACCCTGATTTAGTCAAAGAGAGGCTTTATGGTAAAATCACGTTATAGCGGAGCTACTTATGCGAATGGTAATCACAAGTCACAGCAAAAAGCCTACAACCGAACCGCCAAAGGAAAAAGCTTAATAGGAAACGCACAACGTTTAAGAAAAAAGCTTGGATTAGCTAAAGGTGATCCAAGAGATGCTGCACATTATAAAGGCAGTTCCACTGAAGGTAGACCGCAATCTAGAGCTAAGAACAGAGCTAGTAGATTAAAAATTAGGAGGACAGCATAATGGCAAGACAATTACCTCCATGGTTAATTGAACTTCAAGAAAACAGACCTCAATTATTTCAAGACTTACCTGAATATGGATCTGAAATATTTAAAGAAAGTGGTCTAGCTGATCAGTTTAAAGGTAGGCATGGTAGAACTAAATATGATAGATATGTTGGTAATATAGAAAGTCAAAGACAAGCTGTTATAGAAGGTGCAAGACCTAGATCTTCTTTTAAAGGTAAAGACTTTACTAAACTTCCAGTAATGCCTAGTCTTGAAAGGACTGTAAAAGAGCGTGTAGGTCGTGGTAGCTGGAAGAATGTAACAGAATGGCAAGGTCCAGATGGTGAATGGAGTAGATTTGATCCTATAATAGATCGATCTTATTCTGCAGATGATGATGTACGTAATATACCAGCTAGTAAACAACTAAACATTTATGAAGAATCTAATAGATCTCAAGCTTTAGCTGATGCTGAGCGGAAAAGATTAGGTTCACAAAGTGATGGAAATCCTACTAGCTCCTCATCGTATGGCTGGGGTGTCAATAAAGATGGTGTCTACACTACTTCAGGTGGTGAACAATTACAGCTACCAAAAACCAATAATACTGATGTTACTGTAGCTGGTTTTAAGGTAGGAAGCTTTGATAATAATACTCAAGAAACAACTAAGCCAGCTAAAATACCTAACTCTAACTATATAGGTAATATGACTCAGTTGGAGCTTGAACAGACTGATTATGGTTCCTCTCCAAATGAATCTCCTGCTAGGAATTCTGTAAGACAAAATAAAGAAACAATTAAAAGCATCAACAATCCTAGTGGTGAAACAAGTCCGATACAAGATAGTAAGTCATCAGGAGCAGACGTATGGAAGCCAGAAGGACTATTTGATACAAAGAATATAGAGAGTATGCCTGATTTTAAAGAGTCTATTAAAATGGGTGAGAAGTTAAAGCTCTCTGAAGGTTCTGGTATGAATATGGATAAGATTAATGCACTACTGTCTGTAGCCAAAGAGCTCGGTATAGGTCAGTCTAAGAAAAAAGAAGGTACAGGTAAACCAATGGATACCAATGTTAATATAGATCAAATTGCATCTAGCAATTTGGATCCGTGGTTAAATTTCTATCAGGTGTAGATTATGACAGAAACTCATCATTGGCAGAATATATGGCAAAGAGAAAAGCCATGGAATAATGGCCAACCAGAACCTACTCAAGGTCAAACATCCGATCCTTATGGACCTAATTATATTGGACCTACTAACTTAGGTAAAGCTGGAGTTGATCATTATGGAAATGCTGCAATGCTTGGTTTAACATATGCAGCTGTTAGAAGACCTGGTATCGCTTTAGAAGTACTAGGTTTTGATCCAACTAGCTTTAATGATCAATCCTTATATCAAATAGATGCTAGACGATTAATGCAAGGATTTGGCGGTAAAATTAAAGGAGCTCAAAACGTTTTAGATACTGTTGGTACTGTTATAAAATCAGAATTAAGTCCAAAGGTTGCTCTTGCAGGAGCTGATGGATCAATAATGCAAGTTACTACAGATGCAAGTAGAGGTATATTGTCACCAACTCCTAAATCAGGTAAAACACAGTTTGGTATTGGTCCTCAGACGCTTCCTATACCTCTTGAAGAGAAAGTGATACAAGTTAAAGAAGTTTTACCTAGATATAGAAGACAATTAATTAAAAAAGGTTATACTCATGTAGAAAAGTCACCAGATGGAACTTTAAAAGGAGGACCAAGAGGTAAATTTGGAGGTCAATGGTTTAATTTGAAAAGGAATGAAAGAAACGCAAAAGGCATTAGAACTTTAAAAGTAAAATCACTGGCTAATCGTGCTAAAGAAGCTGCAAAACGTACTAGTAGAGAAAAACCTTGGTTAACTAAAAAGAATGAAATAAAAACTATCTTGACAAAAAATGGTCATGCTGATAAAGCAGATAAACTTTTAAACTTAATAAAAAAACAATATAATGCTAAAAAGAAATTAATTGTAAACGATGGTTTAACCATAGGTCATCATAAAGCTTTAGAAAATGGTGGATTGGATGTTGCCGAGAACATAGGCGGAGAAATAGGTAAAAGTACACCAACTCAAGCTGGCAACTATGCAAGAGGTTTTAGAAACGATCTACCTGATGAAGTGCTACAACAAAAAGGAGCATTTACTGGAACACTAGAAGAGTTTGTCCTTATGAAGCTTCCAGAGGTTCTAAAATGACTTATATACCTAATACCCTATGACAGATGTTTTAACCGCCTTACAGGACGATTTCAAGCTGTTTCTGCAAGCTTTATGGGACCAGCTTGATCTACCCTCTCCAACAAGAGCACAGTACGCTATCGCAGACTACCTACAACATGGACCTAAACGATTACAAATACAAGCCTTCCGGGGTGTGGGTAAGTCTTGGATTACTGGCGCTTTTGTTTTGTGGACACTATTTAAAGATCCTGAACGTAAGATAATGATTATATCAGCCTCTAAAGAGAGAGCTGACAACATGTCCATTTTCCTACAAAAACTTATTATTGAAACACCATGGCTCAATCATCTCAGACCCAAAGCAGACGATTCACGTTGGAGTCGCATCAGTTTCGACGTAAACTGTTCTCCTCACCAAGCGCCAAGCGTAAAAAGCGTGGGTATAACTGGACAGCTAACCGGAAGTCGCGCAGATTTGATGATTTTGGACGACATAGAGGTGCCTGGAAACTCCATGACGGAGTTAATGCGTGAAAAATTACTTCAACTTTGCAC